AAACATGCAACGCACCAATTGTAAATATCGCTACACAAATTTCGCTTTGGTGTTTACTGGCATGTTTACCGTAGTTAAAAAATTTATTAAATTTGCGTAAATAAAAACTTTAAAAGTTAATGTTTGTAGGTGTTACAATAGCGGGTAAACATGCGTAAACAAAACAAGGAAAGGAACAATGCCATTATATCAAAAAAAAGAATATCAGGAGCTCTGTCAAGTGTCAAGACCCTATCTAGCACAGTACATTAAGAGGGGAAAGGTAATTTTAAGGGAAGACAATTTGATTGATACCTCAAATCCAATAAATCAAGAGTTTATGGACAACAGGGTAAACAAGCCTAAAGCCCCACCAGTAAAGGAAACTAAGCCTAAAAAAGTAAAACCACAAAAGAAAGCGGTTGCACCTGCACCACCAGAGCGAGAAACTAGGGAACCAGTTTCAAAGTTTGCAAAGAGCGAAGATGAAGCTCAGGGGGCTGTGGATAAATACAATTTGGATAGACAGCTTAAAGAGTTGGAAATCGAAAAGAAGTTACAGGAAATAGAAAAAACTAAGATACAGGTTCAAAAACTTAAAGGTGACGTTATTCCTACCGACTTGGTTAATATGGTATTTGCTCAACATTTCACTTCGGTTACTAATGCGTTTTACAATGCGGCTGATAATTATATTGCTATTATAACGGCAAGGCTCAACGGCAAGAAAGACGATATTGCTTTTATTCGTGGCGAGTTAATTAAAACGATTAATCAGGCTGTAAAGGATGGTATTGTAGAAAGTAAGCAAAGCATGGGAAACATAGCGAGAGAATATAGCGACAAACGAGGTAAAGGAGAAAGCAGGTAATGGAAGATTATTTAGGACACATAGAATCACTTTTGGATAGTTGCGATTACCAATTGTCTGACCAGTTGCCGAGCGTCTGGGCTGAAGAAAACAGGGTAATGAGTACCGAAAACAGCCCGAAGCCTGGTAGGTTTAGTTTTAACTATACACCATACACAAAGGAAATGTTGGATTGTATAAGCCCGAATCACCCTGCGAGAGTTATAGCCATAATGAAGGGGGCTCAATTGGGTATGAGTACAGGTATTATTGAAAACGCAATTGGATATATTATAAGCCAGAACCCTGGCAATACGTTGTTCTTAACGGGTCATGCTGATTTGGCTGACGAGGCTATGAATGGTAAGATTGACCAAATGATTGACAGTTGTGGTCTGCGGGATATGATTCGCCCAAATGTAATGCGTAAAAAAAACCAACGAACGGGAGATACTAGTAAATCAAAGGAGTTTCCTGGTGGTAGTTTGGTGGCTGGGTCTGCTGGAAATCATAAGCTTTTACGGCAAAGGTCGGTGAGGTATGGTTTTATTGATGATTTTGATGCAGCCAAAAAAAGCACTAAGGAATCGGGTTCAACTACCGAAATGATTGAACAACGTTTTGCGGCTTATATGGACAAAATGAAATTGTATTATATTTCAACTCCGGAGGTAAAACAAACTAGTAATATTGAGCCAGTTTATTTGAAGGGTGACCAGCGAAAGTTTCATTTGCCTTGCCCTTGTTGCGGTGATTATATTACATTGGAATGGACTATTGTGGTTGACGGCAAAACTTACGGTATAACATACCAAAGGGATGAACATGGCGAACTTGTTGAAGGTAGTGTGGGTTATACTTGTCAAAGTTGTGGCGAGTTTTTTACTGAGCAGCACAAACACGAAATGAACTTGCGGGGTGAGTTTAAACCAACGGCAAAACCAAGTCAACCAGGTTATTATAGTTATCATATAAATTCGTTATATGCTGCGGCTGGAATGTATAATTGGGAGCATTATGTAAGGCAATATATTGATGCGAACCCTGCCAACGGTGAACAGAATTTAAAAAAGATGCAAACTTTTGTGAACTTGGTTTTGGGCGAAACGTGGGAAGAAAAAGGTGAAGCACCTAAAGCCAATGCACTACAAAAGAACATGCGAAATTATGAAATTGGTGAATTGCCTGAGAAAATGTCTATTGACGATGGCAATGGAAATATTTTGTTATTAACATGTGCATGTGATTTAAATGGCAAGCTGGATGACGCTCGTTTAGACTATGAGGTTGTTGCATGGACTGAAAGCGGAAGCAGCTACAGCATAGGACATGGAAGTATAGGAACATTTATTCCTAACCAAACACAGGCCCAAAAAGATAAAACCGATAGACAAAAGTGGACTTATATGATTAATGAGCCTGGCAATGTTTGGGCCGAGTTTATGAAAGTCGTTAATGGTGTTTATTTAACGGACACGGGCCGCAAGATGAAAATATTTGTAACTGGTGTAGATACTGGAAATACTTATGGAGGCAATGCTTATGCATTTTTAGATAAGTATGGTCACTCTGGTAGTATTGTTGGAGTAAAAGGTAAGGACGCAGACAAAGCGAGGCGGTTTGGTATTGATACAGCCAGTTTTAAGAAATCCCGTGAACGTAGTGATTTATATTTGGTTGAGGTGGGCCAAATTAAAGATCATTTAGCTGAGGCCATGAAATTGCGTTGGTCTGAAAGTAAGGACACCGAACAGCCTGTTGGGTTTATGAATTTCCCTATCCCGTCAAAGGGCCTTTATACTTATAAGAATTATTTCAGTCATTTTGAGGGTGAGCATAGGGTTATAGAAAAAAATGCAGGAGGCAATGGAATTGGAGCTCGTTGGGTAAAGAAAAACTCAGCCGCTCAGAATCACCTTTGGGATTGCAGGATTTATAATATTATGCTTCGTGATTTGGTTGCCTCACTGGTAGCAAAGGAAATGGGTCTAAAAGATTACAGCTGGAAAGACTATGTTGATTATATTACAGGAAATAATCAATAAAAGTTTTGTACTTTAAAAAGTAAAACATATATTTGCTTCAACTAATAAAGGTTAGTTAATTATCAAACAAAAAACGTTCTTACCTACCAACTTTTCAGCAGTTGGTAGGAATTTTAAAACTAAAAGGAAAAGTAAATGGAAGAAATAATATCAAAGGAACACATGGAAGAACCAGTAATTAGGTTTGGTGACGGTCTAAATTTAGATAATTTATTTAGAGTTAAGGGCCGTCAGGGGCTTTATACTTTACGAAGTGGAGCTAGTAAGTCTGGCATGGTAGGCATGATGGAATTCCTAGACATGAACAACACTAAAACGGTTCACAAAAGAGATTTAGAATGTTTAGGTGAGTTAAGAATTTCAACATTTAATGATAGTAAAATTGAATTAATAACAATAAACGAAATTTTCAGCAATCTACACGACCAAGAATCTGAACTTGTAAAGGTTGATTTAGATGCAAAACCTATTGAGGAATTAATGGAAATAATGGCCCCAAACTTTAGTTCAGATTTTAAACAGAGCCACGCCAAAAGGGTTTATGCATGGTATAAATATATTATTGAAAAATTAAAAGCAGCTACAGATGAAGAAGATACTGGAAAAGATAAAACAGAAGATAAAGAGTAAGAGTACTATGGAATCCTACGCTGAAAAAGTGGGGGTTCGTAGAGCTACTTTATCAGACTTCCTTCACCAAAAGGTAGATATTAGGGTTACGACCTTAAACAAAATAATTGAACCTTTGGGTTTAGATATAATGGAAAAGCTACCAGGTAAGCTAATTCATGTGGAAAGCGTTCATTATAAGGAGAAAAAGTATAAGGAAGGCGAAAAGTTTAGCAAAGGAAATAAGATTGTTTTTTGTTTTGGGTGTACAAAAACAACATATCAGGCTATTTTGTTAAAGAATACAGCAACAGAAGAATTAGAACTAAAAATATTATAAAAAATGGGGCAGAAAGAAGTGAAGATAATAGGGTTAAAAGTTAACAATCAGCTTGGAATATTGCATAGTTGTGAGCTAGAATTTGACGTAAATAACAAGTTAATAGCTGTTTTGGGTGAGGTTGGTGCAGGGAAAACCACTTTACAAAAGAGTTTGATGCTAGGAACACAGGGTAGTGACGCATTAAAGAACGATAAACTGCTTTACGGTGATATAGACGAAGAAGTTCAGCTTTTGGACGGTGATACTAAATTGTTTGTAGGGTGCAAAACTAACAAGGATAAATCCCTTGAATATGTACTTTATACGAAGGACGAAGCTGGAAAGGTAATAAAAAACCCTGTGATTGATGGGGTTAAATCAACTCCAGCAAATTATTTAAAGAATTTACAAACTTCTTTAACCTGGCGAATGGACGAGTTGACTAATGACAACCCGACAATTCAGCGAAAAATACTTTTAGATTTATACAAAGGTGATTTAATAGAGGCGGGTGTAGTTTTTGACAAAACCAGTGTTGAATACAGTAAAAGCATTTTAGGAAGAATTGAATTAGCTGAAAATGCAAGGTCTGAAAAAGAGTTTAAGCGAAAACAAGTTGGAGGGTTTTCTAACCAGTTGGAACCGTTGGGAATTATAGTTGATAAAACTGAAACACACCCAACGAGGCAAGATTTAAAGACATTAGAAGAAAAAGCTTCAAAACTGGGTTACGACATTAACAACGTAGAACAGGCGAAGACCCAAAAGCTTGAATCGTTAAAGAACCAGGCGGATGGGGTTGTTTTAAAACTAAAGGACGAAAACAGAAAGATTCAAGAACATAATAGGTTATTAGAAAGTGATTTTGAAAAGAATAAAGCTACTTACAGCCAAAACCAAAGGGTATTAGACGGGATTATTAGTGATTTAAATGTACTAAAAGAAGCGGGGTGTTATGCTCACGACGAATTTGTTGAAATAAATAATAAATTAGCTTCTGGATTCCTACTAAAAGAACCAATGTGTGAGCAGTTAAAAACTGAACTTGAATTTAGCGAAGAAGGAAAGCTAATTACCACCGAATGGAACGAAGAAGGTACGGTTCAAGGCTTGTTGTATGACTTGGTAGGTGTTCGTTCTAGTTATATAGCTAGAAGTACTGAACCACTTGACGACACTACGGTAATCCAAACGGAGCTTGAAAACATTAATAATGACATTGTATTAGCAAAGGAACATAATAAGAAATGTGATATGATGGATGCGTTTTTGGAATGGCAAGCAGAAAACAACGAAGTAATTGACCTAAGAAACCAATATGTCAACATGCTAAAGGGTGTCAATACTGGTGTTGATGGTTTAAATATTAATGTTGATAAACAAGATGCAAAGCTTGAAATATATTTGACTTATAATGGTCAGTACGATGTTGAATACTTTAACAACCCACAAAGGGAACATAGGAAGTTGAGCAGCTACAGCGGAACACAAAAACCGTTAATTTGTTTGTTACTTCAAAATTATTTGTTAAGTAAAAAACCAAAAGCAATGCGATATTTATGGATTGATGATGTGCCAATTGACAATAAGACAAAAGCATTATTGACCAAGATGGGCCAAGAATTAAACCTAACAATATTTGTAAATATAACAGGTGATTTCAATAAAGATGTATTAAAGAATGGTGAAATACTTATCCAAGGCGGTGAGGTGTTTTTTAAAAACTAAATAAAGATGGAGTATTTAAAATTATTAGGTTATTTGTTGTTATTGGTTATTATTTTTATATGGGTAGGTAGTCCAGAAATAAACTTCAAACCATTTTCTTTTAGACTTGTTTCGTGGAGGATTTCAATGTTTTGGGTTTTCTTAATGATTTCCCTGTTCTTTTACGCCTCTGAATATAAAAGAATAGGAAAGAAAAAAGGATGGAAAGCAGGGGCTGATTTCGCTATAAGTATTTTTGAAGAAAAATTAGAAGAAAAAAGAAATTCAAACAAATAAAGATGGAAGGAAAATTAGAAGAATACAGGTTTAAAGATTTATTAGCTTTTAAGGAGGCATTGAAAAAAGCACCTGCACCAGCATGGACAGAGCAAAGAAATATCGGTTCAAGAAGCGTTCCTTATATTGGGATTGCTGTAAAAGAAGCTTTAGCTGATACAATGTTTAAAGAATGGAACGTTGTAGAAGAAAAATACATGAATGTCTTAAATGAAATTGTTTGTACTGTTAAAATAAACGCTTTGCCTGATTATGTTGGTGCTGATTACATAACTTTTACAGGTAGTGCATCAAAACCAATACAGGTAGACGCTAAATCAATCGCATCCGAGTTCCCAAAAGGTAAAAAGGCCAACGCTCTAGAATATTGTTTGCCAGCCGTTAGAAGTGAATCTATTGGAAACGCTTTTGAAACTTTAGGCAATATATTTGGCAGAAATTTGGCCCGTAATGCTTCGAATGATTTTGGTTTCGATTTGGCTTATGTAACAGCTACGAAAGGTGAATGAATTTGAAGAAATATCATCAAGTTTTAAAATGGTTGGAACTGTCAGCTCTAAAACAGAGTCTGACAGTTTACAACGAAATGAAGCTTGGTTGCAAAAGCGAAGCGGCTGTTTTACTGGCAGCAAATTATCGCTTTTGATGGGTTGCGGAAAAGCAACTTCAAAAATCCCGTGGGGTGACACCGCAAAACTTTTTGATTTTAGTGTAACGGCTGAAAAGTACATTTATAACGTAGGAAAAGAAAGGCTAACAGGTTTAAGGTCACAACAACAAAGTAGTAAGCAAATGCAGCACGGAACAGACCATGATCCGCTACTAATTCAACAATTATTAGATGATGGTGTAATAACTGACTTTGAAGAATTAGGTTTTGAATACTTTGGCGACTACCATAACGGTGGAGCCTCGGCAGATGGTAGGGCTATATATAAAGGCGTTTTAGTTGGTTGCGAAATAAAGTGTTGCGTTAGTTGGGATGGTCACTACAAACGAATGTATGAAGCCGTACACGATAAGCATGACGACTTCTGGCAACACCAGGGTGAAATGTTAGCAATGGGAGTTGATTCTTTGCTTTATGTTGTAGCAATGCCAATGCAGGTAGAAAAATATGACACTCAAATAGTAGCGGCATCGGTAACACACCAAGAAGCCTTGATGCATAGGTGTAGAATTGCTGACATGGCAATAAAATTGTGGAGTAAATACACTTACAAAGAAGCTCTTCAAATAGCTTGTAATAACTACAAAGAACTTATTAATAATTAAACAAATAAAAAAAATGGACAAGGTAAACGAATTATCAGAAGAATTATTTAAAGAGGTAGAAAATAGGTTTATGCATCAGTACTCTAAAAACCACTGGCCCGCAAAATTAAGAAAAGTGATGAACACTAAAATGGAAGCGGCTTTTCATTATGGTCAAATTTCTTTAGATGGAAAAATAAACGCATTAAATTCAAGCTTACAAAAAGCATTGAGCCGACCTCAACCAACTTTGGGCCATAGATTAAAATATTTATTTACAGGCAAATTATAAACAAATTAAAAGGAGCTAAGTTTTAGTTCCTTTTTTTTATTAAATTTGTAGCATGGTTGTATATAGTTCAGCATCTAAATATTTGGAATCAGCGACACAGGCTTGCGATAAGATAGCGAAAATAGACGCTATTATATCGGCTTTAGAAGATACAGCCCTAAAGGGTGCAGCAAACGACCACATTGAAGAATATTGGTTGGATGACGGCCAATCTAAAATCAAAACAACTTACAAAGGTGTTGACGAAATTTTTAAATCAATTAATTCTTTTTTAAAACTGAAGGAATATTGGGTTAATAAATTAAACGGCCGAGCATTTAGAATGGTTGGAAGCAAACAATTAAGAAGAGGATATTAATATGGATTTATTCAAACATTTTAGAAGAGATGTAGTTGTACCTGAAATAGACGCTTCTTATGGTGGTAGTTATCGCCCTCTTTTTCATGTTAGTTTTGATGGAGAAAAAAACACTGGAGAACTAGGTGAACCTACTGTATATCATTTAAATTATGTTTCATTAAGGGCAAGAAGTTGGCAATCTTATTTAGATAATCCAATCACTCAAATGGTTCTTAATAGGTATGCGACTTGGATTGTTGGCAGTGGTTTAAAACTACAAAGCGAGCCAGTTAAAAGCATTATTGACAAAGGTGTTGACACCGACAAAGTAAGTAAATCAATTGAAGACCGTTTTAAGATATTTTCATTATTACAAGATGGTGATTTTAGCGAAATAGACAATTTAAATAGAATAGCTAAAACCGCATTTATTAATAGTAAAATTGGAGGCGATGTTCTTGTTGTTTTAAGGGTTGAAAAGGGCCAATTAAATATCGAACTTGTTGACGGAGCTCATGTTGAAACACCAGTATTTAATGATAGTACATTAAAGAAAGCACCAGGTACAGAAATTAAAAACGGTATTGAAGAAAATGCCCGTGGTGAACATGTTGCCTACTGGGTAAAAGGTAAAGATTTAAAATATAATAGAATTGCAGCAAAAGGAAGCCGAACCAATAGGGAATCAGCTTTCTTGGTTTACGGGCTTCGTTATAGGTTAAATGATAATAGAGGTATTCCTTTAATTTCAACAAACCTTGAAACCATTCAAAAAATTGACAGGTACAAAGAAGCAACCGTTGGGAGTGCTGAAGAAAGAGCGAAAATAGCTTATACAATTGAGCACGCCGAAAACTCAACAGGTGAAAACCCTTTACAGGCCCGTTTAGCTACGGCATTTAATACGGATGCAGCTCAAGAAGTTCCTACAGATATAACAGGAAAGGCACTAGCGAATGAAGTAGCTGTAAGCACTCAAAAAACTGTTTATAACATGCCTATCGGGGCAAAACTAAAGGCAACAGAAACAGATAGTGATATTAACTTTGAAGGTTTTTACAAACCCAATGTTGAATCTATTTGTAGTGCAATTGGTATTCCTCCAGAAGTAGCATTAAGCAAGTATGACAGTAACTTTTCAGCTTCTAGAGCTGCTTTAAAAGATTGGGAACATACAATTAACGTAGAAAGAAACGATTTTTCATTCCAATTTTATAAAAAGATTTATAGTGTCTGGCTTGATTTAGAAATATTAAAAAATAGTATTCAAATGCCTGGTTACTTAAACGCTATTGCAAGCGGTGACAAGACTACTATTTACGCTTATAAACAATGTAGATTTGTTGGAACTAACGTTCCGCATATTGACCCCGAAAAAGAAGTAAGAGCTGAAAGGTTAAAATTAGGTAAAAGTGGAGATAGTATTCCTTTAACTACTGCCGAAGCAGCTACCGAAGCTTTAAATGGTGGTGATTACACAACTAACGTTGAACAATATCAAGGCGAATTAGAGTTGGTTAAAAAGGCTGACATTTATGTTGACCCACAACCGCAACCGCGACAAGTAACTGAACCAACAAAGAAGAAAAAAGATGAAACTAAATAGTGACACAATTAACAATTTCCTAGACAGCCTAGAACAACAACCAATATTAAAAGGAGCTGTTCCCGCTGTTGCTGGGGTTGCTGTTTCTTTTTTTGAAAATGTGGAGCAATGGCTTCGAATTACTGGTTTAGCTATTGGTATCTTAATTGGATTAGTTACTTTGTATTTAAAAATGAAACAAGCTTTTAGAGGATGAATTCACATTTACTTATATTAAGGCGTGACTTATATAGTAATGACACCACTTTGGGTGACATGAGTTATATTCAACACGATTCAATCGAAATACCTTTCGGTCACAGCTTAGAAGATACGGTTAGGGCCAACGGGATAAAAGTATATGGAGATACAGCTATTCCAGCCACAGAAATAGGTGAGGAGTATTTTGTTGATATAAGAATAAGCCCCAAATATGGAGAAGTAGTTGTTTTTTATACACATAAAGAACTATTAGCTAATGGTGAATTTAAATATATTCTTAATTATAAAGGTATAAGGTTTGAATATATATTGGGCCACGGAGGAAACCACCATAAGGATACGATGGGGTGTGTTTTGGTTGCCAAAACAAGAAATGACGCTAATATGTCAATACAAGGTTCTTTGAAAAAAGAACTCGTTGCACTGGTTAAGAAATTACAAGAAACTTGTGACGTTCGTTTACGGGTTATAAATAAACCACAAAAGAAATAATTATGGCAGTAGACCCGATTACAGCATGGGCGAAAGTCTTTCAAGGTGTTACTAAGGTTGTTAATACTGGTTTAACATTGGTAGGCGACAAAACCCGTGACGGTGGCGACAGCGTTATTAAAGAAGTTGACCGTGACTCAGATGCAAAAGGTATTTTTAAAATAAGTAGTAAACGAGTTTTAAATATTACAGGTTCTGGCGGTGCTATTATTTATGGAATGGGTTATTTAACCAAAGCAAGCACAGAACAAGATAAATGGGTTGGTTTGTTTTTAATACTTGGAGGCATGTTTTACAGTTTGTCCATGACTTATATAACTTATTTGACGGAAAAAGCTAAAAAAGTATAAAAAAATTTATTGTGTATTTGTAATTTATATATATTTGTTAAATATGCCAAAGGAAATATTATTATACGGTGAAATTTATAGTCATTCAAGTGTTGAGTTTATCAATGCTATAAATGAACTACCTGATAGTGAAGACTTGGTTGTTAGAGTTAATACTGGTGGTGGAAGCCCTGAGTATGGTTTTGGCATGGCTGCAAAGTTTCAAGAATTTAAAGGAAATAAACTTGTAAAGGTTGACGGCAAAGCTCATTCAACTGGTTTTTTCTTCTTAGCTTATGCTGACCAAGTAGAATCTCTTGATGTTAGTGAATTCTTACTACACAGAGCAGCTTATCCAGATTGGTTTGAATCTTCTGAATACTTTACATCGGAATTAAAAGCAAACTTAGAGAGAGTAAATAAATCTTTAAGAAGTGCAGTTGAAGCAAAAATAGACGTTGCAAAGTTTGAAGAACTTAAAGGTGTTAAATTAAAAGATATATTTTCTCCAGATGCTAGAATAGAAGTTATTCTAACAGCAAAGGAAGCGAAACAAATAGGTTTGATTAATAAAATTAACAAGTTAACCCCAACAAAGAAAGCTCAAATAGATGCTAGAATTGTTGAAATGGCTGCTAATTACATTCCTACACAAGAAACTAAAAAGCCAATTGAGGCTAAAAAAGAAATTACAAATAATAATAATCAAAATAATAATAAGATGACTAAAGATGAATTAAAAGCTAATCATCCTGACGTTTATAGCCAAGTTTTCAACGCTGGTTCTGAATCTGGGATTACAGCTGAAAAAGATAGAGTTGGTTCTTGGATGGTTTTTGTTGATGCTGATGCTAAAGCGGTGACCGCTGGTATTGCAGAAGGAAAACAATTAAGTGCAACATCTATGGCTGAATTGAATAGAAAAGCAGTAAGCGCAGCAGCTTTGACAGCTTCTGAAGCTGAAAATGCTCCAGTAGTACCAACAGAAGCTCCAGCTGTAATAGAAGCTACAGAAACTGAAGCTTTTGATAAAGAATTAGCTAACATATTAAAAACTAAATAATCATGAGTGTTACAGAAGTATTAAACACTGGTAATCAAGCTCATTTTGATTACGATGTTTCGAAAATATTTGTATTTGGAAACAAATACGATGGTGCTACCCTTTTAAATGGTAGTGGTGGAATTAAAAGCTTTTTACCTGGTACATTACTTGGAAGAATCAGCGCATCTTTAAAACTTGTTCCTTTGGCTTCAGGTGCTACAGATGGTTCTGAAAAACCAGTAGGTATCTTATTGACTTCGGTTAATGACTTAGGTATTGCAGGAGAACAAGTTGTTGATTACTGTATCTTTGGAGAGGTAGTTCAAGAAAAAGTTATTTTAGACGGAGCTGACACTTTAGACACTTTAATCGGTGGAGTTACTATTGGTGACTTAGTGCAATCTTCTACGATGGGAATTAAGCTTGTAGAAAGCGATGAATTAACTGGTTTTGATAACCAATAAAAAATAAAAAAATGTCTACGATAACTACCGTTGATGCAAGAGGAAGGTTTACAAAACAACTTGTTGCTATATACAAAGAAAGAGTAATGACAACAGCGTTTTTGCGTTCGTTTTTTACTACAAAAGAATCTGATACAAAACAAATTTCAATTGAAGTTCAACGTGGAACTGAAAAAATTGCTGTTGATGTTGAAAGAGGAACAGAAGGAAATAGAAATCAATTTTCTAAATCAAGTGAGAAGATATTTGTACCACCATATTACCGTGAGTACTTTGATGCAACTTCACTAGATTTTTATGACAGACTATTTACTGAAAATGGAACTGTTGATGCTACAAGCTTTTCACAATGGTTGTCTACAGTTGTTGAGAAATTGGCAATGTTGCAAGATAAAATCGAAAGAGCTTACGAATTACAATGTGCTCAAGTTTTTCAAACTGGTATTGTAACCCTTGAAAAAGGAACAAACATTGATTACAAACGTAAAGCGGCTTCATTAGTTGATTTAGGTGCTGGAAATTACTTTGCTGATGCAGGTGTTAACCCTTATACAACACTAGAAGCTGCTGGAACATTTATTAGAACAAAAGGTAAATCGTCAGGAAATATCTTTAATGTCATAATGGGTGGAAATGCTTACAGTGATTTTGAAGAAAACCCAATTGTAAAAGAGAGAGCTGATATCAGAAGAATCTCTTTAGACTCTATTAGACAACCACAAAGGGAAGCAACTGGTGGTGTTTTACAGGGTGAAGTTAGTGCTGGCCCTTATAGATTTAGATTATGGACTTACCCTGAGTATTACGATACTAAAACGGTTGAAAATAATGCTTATATTGACCCTAAGAAAATAATCATTTTACCAGAAGCTCCTAAATTTGTTTTAGCGTTCGCAGCTGTACCTCAATTAATGGGAAAAACTGCTGAAGTAGGTGCTGGATTATCTTCTAAAAGAGGTGCGTATTTAGTTGGTGAGTATTTAGACGAAAGAAACACTTCTCACGATATAGATATCAAATCGGCTGGTGTTGCAATACCAGTTTCAATTGACCAGTTATACACTGCGAAAGTAGTAGCTTAATAATATTAATTTTAAAAGCCCACTTATTCAATAAGTGGGCTTTTTTATAAACTTAAAATCATGGGTAGAAAATATAAAGTAATTGCGCTTTCTTTAGGCGGTTTAAGAAATAAAGTTTTTAATAGTGGTGAAGTTATTGACGAATCTGCTTTTGGTTCACAAAATATTGCTCAATTAGTAAAAGGTGGTTTTATTAAAGAAAACTCAGTAAAAACTGCAAGCGTTAAAGATACGGTTGAAATGATTCAAAATGCTGAATCAATTGAAGGTGTAGATAAAATTATTGGTGATGATTCTAGAGCTGGTGTTATAAAGGCTGGTGAAGATAAAATTGAAGAATTTTTAATGACTTCTATTGAAGAAGCTCAAAACGAAAGTCAATTATCTGCTTTAAACCAAGAAATAATGAACGAAGATGTTCTTGTTGCTTTTGAGGCTAAAAAAGAAGAATTCACTGCTTAATAATTAAATCTAATGAGCTTGATTGAACAAGCCAAACAAGATTGGCAGGATATTACAACAGATTTGTGTGGTTTTGGGGTTGTTATTAATTTAACAACACCCACAAACTCGCAAACCCTTTAAATAAAAGGGTTACATTCTAAACATCATATTGGAATTGATACTGACGGCAATGTGGTTAATACTAAAAATGCTCACATTAGCTTCAGCGAACAACAATTGATTGACGCTTTGTACCCTTATAGAAATACAGGCGATGAGGTGGCTTTATTTAACCACAAAATTGATGTAAAAGATAGTACTGGAAATATTAAAAATTATGTTATACGAGAATGGTTTCCAGATGAAACTATTGGCGTTATACTTTGCATTTTAGGAGACTTTGAATAATGGCATTAATCACAAACATAATACCAGCGCAAAACTTTGAAGTAATTCGTGATGCGATTGGTTTTGTATTGGCTGAAGAATTAGCTAATCAATTCGCATTAACATCAGACGAAGATTTAAACGCAAAAGTATGGATAGAAAGGATATTACCTTTTCATCATACCGATGTTCCAGCTGTAAACGTATTATTTAACGGTGGTAACTACACACAACAAACCACAATAAACAGTGACGGTGATTATACTTATTTTATTGATGTTTATCATAGTGCTAAAACTTCGGCTACTAAAGATGGAGATAAAACCGCATCAATTAAACTCCACAAGTTACTGGGAGTATGTCGGGCGATTTTAGAGAACCCAATTTACAGAACGTTAGGAATTGCCCCGCCTTCACTACAACACACCTCAGTCACTACAATATCAATAGCAGACGCAAAAGATAATCAAGATGCGGTTAGTGTTATGATGGGCCGTTTGACTTTTAATGTTAGAGCCTGTGAAACTACTAAATTGGCTGACGGATTGGCTCTTTTTTCTTCTACTACAACTGTTAAACTAGGAAACACCGATAAAGGTTATATCTTTATACAAGAATAATGGCTGGAACAACTATCATACGAAAACTTTCAAACGGCAATGTATTTGTTGACAAAGGTGGTGACGGTGATTATTCATTTGCTCCAGATAAAGACGTTTACAATTTACCCGAAAGAGTTGGGATTGAAGTACGCCACAAAAACGGTTCAAGACAAGCTGTTTTCCTAGTAGACGAGGTTGACAAAGTTGTGCGAAAAGACGGTACAGAAGTATCTATAAATGATGCAAGTACTTTATTCAACGAACTGATTAACTTTTTTTTTTTTAAATTAGCATCTGGTGGAAGTGGTACTGGTCAAGGTTATATTGGAGTTTTTCAAGATTTTAATGCTCTTATAACTGCACACCCTACAGCTGATTTATATGATTTAGCATACGTCGAAAATAGTCAAGGAACCGCCTGGTTGCCTGGCTCAATGCTTGGAACGTATTACAGCAAAGGAACATATTTATGGAATGGTACAGCTTGGGAATCGGGTGTTGACGAAATTTCACAACAGCTTGAAGACAATATAAACGATATTATATTTTTAAATAATACTATTGTTTTACATATTGGTGACTTAAATAATCCGCACGACACCAGCTTGTCAAACTTAACCGATATACCTGCTATTCCTAATGATGGAAATGATTATGTATTGGTTGAAAATAGTAACGCTGTTACATGGCAAGAAGATAAAGGTTCTTCTTTATTGGCTGTAGTTGATGTTGATTGTACTTTGGTTGGTGGTCATGTTATTTATACGGTTCCTACTGGTAAAAAAATATTTTTCAACCATGCTTATGGGTTATTAAAAACTGTTAGCGGGGGTTCTGGTATTGCTAAGAATCCAAAAGTTAGCATTGGAGTAAATGGAGCTAGTGATTTATATTCAAATACAAGAATTGTGGGTGTTAATTCTGTAAATGATTATTATCATTTTAATAGCTCTGGAAATAAAAGATTAGCTGATTCTACAAACACAATTGATTTATTAGTAAATTTACAAAGTAATGCAATAGCATACGTTTTAACAATTTATATATACGGAAATGAGTACTAATAATAGAATATCGGCTTTCGACGAAACCACGGGCCAACAAATAAAATTAGGATTAAATAATTTAACAGCAACTACAAACCCCGTAGTCGGTTCCGATGGAACTATTGATTACGAGGTGGGTAGTAAGTGGATAAACGTAACTTCGGGCGAAATCTTCGAATGTTTAAGTAATGCAACAGGTGCAGCGGTTTGGAAGTCAACAACAGATACAGGTAGTGCAAGTCCTATAATTAAGTTAGCTGAGATTGCTGCTATAGATTGCACTACAGAAGCACAAACAGCTCTATATACAGTTCCAGCAGCTACAAAGACTTTCGTAACTGAAATGATTATAGAATTAACTACAATCACGGGGGGTACTGGTAACACTAAGTTCCCGAAGATAAATGTAGGTATTGGAGGTAGTTTTAATAATATATTTTCAAACACTAGAATAAGCGGTTTAGATGCTACAACAGAATTTTACCACTTCAATACAAGTGGCGTGAGTGCTAAGGGTGTAGCTACAGATGTTATTTCATTTGATGTAGATACTGCCTCAAATTCTACTGCTTACGATGTAACGGTTCACTTATTTGGGTACAATAAATAATAGATGTCTTACGAGGTAATAGTCATAAATTCAGAAACAGGGGCTCAAGAAACTATACTAGTAAATAATAGTTCTAGTGTAGCTCCTGTTGCCACTGACGATGTAGGTTTTGGATATAGCGTGAATAGTGGTTGGGTTGATTTAATTACTAAAAAAGTTTATAAATGTGTAGATAATACGGTAGGTGCTGCGGTGTGGAAAGAGATATCTAGGGATATATCTACAGGGGCGGTATTATTTGACAAATTATTTGAAATAACATTAACAGGTAATGTCAACTACTTAGATATACCAGACATTTGGAAATATAATAAGATTGAAGTAAATTCCACAAAGAAGGTCGATATTAAAGGTTTAACCTCTACAGGTGTACCTGATGGTTTTACAATTTGCGTTCATAATATAAGTACTCACGAACATAAGTATAAGAAGAATCAAAATGCATCTCCTGCAACATTTAGGTTTGATGCAGATGATATAAAGGTTAAAAAGAAAACTTTTATTTGGTGGACTTGGAATACAAATGACAATAGGTGGAATGCTCAAAATAATCACTAATGGCAAAAAGACTATACAGAGAACCCGTGGCAAATGGGGAAGTACCAGCAATGGAATATACAGAATCACCCACTGAGGGTTATACCCTTTGTGGTACCGATGTGAAATGTATTGGAATGTACTGGGATAGTGCCGAAGGAATGACTGTTGATGATGTTGTAAGTGAGTTGAAACTTGCTTACTCAGGAGTCTGGGGCGGGTATGAAGATGAAGAAAAAGAGTATTTAGCGATGTACTGCGTAGCTGCAAAAGCAGATAGAGATACTTTAGGTGTTGAATCAGAGGTTTACATGACAAACGGTTATGCAAATCATGAATACGCTATGCACGAGTTTATCCGAAAAGATATGCGTTCAAAAAACATAAACGAAGTTGATTACATCGGCATAAGGGAACTTACTCTTAGGTTACAATTCAGAAGAACTTGGAATCATGGTCATTTATTGAAAATAGAGTTCTTTGAATCTTATGAAGAATCCACTAATATAGGTACTAATAAATTGTTAGAAATAGAAACGGAATACACTGTCAATTCAAGTGGTGATTTAGTTCATAGAGAAAAGACTAGGAAATGGTTTCTTTCTGACAACATAATAGTAGGGGTTGAAACTTTATCTCCAAAAACAGTATTGGTTGAAGATAGTATAAAAGAAGGTAATAGAAGAAGGGTTAATATAGTTGACCAACTAAAGAAAAATATTCCTGGTCTAATTATGGCAACTCAGTCAGTAGATGTAGATACTGCAAGGGCAATGGGTGGTGCTTTATTTGTAGCATATAAAACAGGGTTTGAATTGTTTATAGAATTAAAATTATTCAATCTTGCTGATGATATACTTATAGAAACTAGTGCAAATTTTTCTTGGATAGAAGACCAAGTACCGAATGCTCCAGATGGATATTTAGTGCGTAATTACTTGCATGACCAAATAACTTACTAATGATAGTAACAATAGAAAACATAGAAAGATATTTATTGTTTAGTGGTTTGGTGTTGTCACCAGTTTACCCGATTACTAAATGGGAGCATTTTGAAATTCAAGAACCCATAAAGGTAGAATTATCTAATGGTGAAATAATAAATATACCTCACGGTTTTACTTTTGATGGTTCTTCAGCTCCTAGGTTTATTTGGAATTTATTTCCTAGCTATGGAGATTTTTTATTTGCTGCATTAATCCATGATTTTATGTATAAAACGGATTATAAAAGAAAAGAACTTGGTACATATAAGGCCCAAAAGTTTGCAGATGACGAAATGTTAATTTGGTCAAATTTACTACATTCAAATAAAATTGGAAATAAATTAAGACACTTAGCTGTCAGAATTTTTGGTAAGAATATTTATATACAATAATTTTTTATACATTTGTTAAACTAATAAAAATTAAACAAAAATGGCAATAAGTACTTCAGTAGGTACGGAGCGAGTTAGTAGAGTTGTAGGTTACACTATTGTAAAAGGCAACTTTCAAGAATCGACCCCAAACCTGCCACAAAGAATAGCTATATTGGCGGAAGCTAATGAGGCGAATCAAGCAGGGTTAAGCACTGACCCCGTAGAAATTACAACAGCGCAACAAGCTGGTGAACTATATGGTTATGGCTCTCCAATTTACAATATTTTAAGAATTCTTAGACCTACCACTGGTGGAGGTATTGGAGGAATTCCAACACTTGTTTACCCTCAAGAGAAAGCGGTTGGTGCATTGGCAGCGGCTAGAGATTTAACTCCAAGTGGAGCGGCTACAGCAAACGGAACCCATACAGTTGTTGTCAATGGCCGTAGGGGTGTTGACGGTTCAAGATATGATTTTGTTGTTGCAGATGGTGACACTGTTACTGAATTAGTTCCTAAAATAATTGACGCGATAAACAACGTTTTATCTGCTCCAGTTATAGCAACCGATGGAACTGGCAAAATAACAATGACATCTAAATGGAACGGATTAACTTCTGAAGATTTAGTAGTTTCAATAGATACAAATGGTTTAGACCTTGGTGTTGCTTATGCAGTAGTAAGTTCAGCTTCTGGTGCAGGTTCACCAAACGTAACGGCTTCGTTGAATCTGTTTGGTAGTAACTGGAATACTGTAGTTATAAATAGTTATGGAGCAGCAGCTTTTGACGATTTAGAAGCTTTTAACGGAATTCCTGACCCTACTACACCAACAGGAAGATATGTTGGTATTGTTATGAAACCTTTTATAGCTTTATATGGTGACGTTACGGCTGACCCTAGTGTATTAACAGACGCAAGAAAATCACAAGTAACTAATGCAGCATGTCCAGCTCCTTTGTCTAAAGGCTTGCCAATGGAAGCGGCTGCAAATATGGCGACATTGTTTGCAAGGGTTGCTCAAGACCAGCCTCATTTAGATGTAAATAGTTTAAGTTATCCAGATATGCCAATCCCAGTTGATGAGGTTATTGGTAGTATGTCGGATTATAACTTTAGGGATTCAATCGTTAAAAAAGGTTCTTCAACAGTTGATTTAATCGCTGGAAGATATGCGGTTCAAGATTTTGTTACAACTTACCATCCAGATGGTGAAGTTCCACCTCAATTTAGATACTGTAGAAACTTAATGTTGGATTTCAATGTTAGATTTTCTTATTATTTATTGGAACAAATTAATGTTGTTAATAAAACAATTGCAGCCGATGCAGACATCGTTTCTGTTAAAGGTATAATTAAGCCTAAACAATGGAAACAAGTTGTTGACAAAATGGCTACAGACTTAGGAAAAAGAGCCTTAATTGCAGACGTTGCATTTATGCAAGAATCAATCGTTGTTGGATTAAGTACATCAAACCCTGACAGGTTAGAAACTTTCTTTAAGTATAAACGAACAGGAATTGCTAGAATTGCATCTACAACCGCTGAGGCTGGATTCAATTTTGGTACTATTTAATAATTTAAAACAAGAACAAAATGCCAACAGGAGGAGATATTCTCGAAATAACATATAATCACCCGACATTAGGTTCGGGTGTTATATTCGCCAAATCAAACGAAGATAGTACATTTGATACAGGTGGTTACAGAAGTGCAGACGATGCCAATATGGTAGACGGAGGCGGAAACATGATTGACCAAATGAACCAGGTAAGATGGAAATTTGGTTGTACAGCTTCATGGGATCAGAATACCAATAACGAATTAGATGTAATCAGCGAACTTGCAGGTAATGCACTACAGGCTGAATATACTATATCAGTTATAAATGGTACTGTTTGGGGTGGTACAGGGAAACCAGTGGGTGACTATGAAGCAAATGCTAATCAATCAACATTTGCTTTATTATTATCAGGTGGTGGAAAATTAAAGAAAATTAGTGGTTAATAATTAAATAGGTAGGAAAATGGAAAAAGTAGCAAAAGAAACAGCACTTAAAGAAGTGCAAAATTGGTTAGAGTACAAAAAAGTTGATGAAACTAAAATCAAAGAAAATAAAGCAAACATCGAAAATTTAGCTTCGGCTATTTCGGCTGGTCATGTTGTTTTAGACAGTGATTTTAATTTAGTGCATACCTTAAAGTTTCCAATATTGGCAGAAGATAATTCTCCTGTAGCGGAAAAACTAACGTATAAACCTAGATTAAAAATGAAGGAAATTCGTAGAAAAACAAAAAACGTTGATGCATCCGATACTATGGGTCTATTGTCTGCTTATGTTTCTGCAATTACAACTCAAAACACTGGTATAATTGATGAATTAGATTCGGAAGACAATAAAGTGGCTCAAGCTATTGCTATATTTTTCCTGTAAGTCAAAACTCCCTCGATAATATGGTTAAAACCGTAGTGAGGGAGTTTAAATTTGACCCCAATTCTATTGATGAGTTGTATTCAGATAGTTGTGACTATTTGGGTTTAGAGTATTGGGATAACGATGCTCACCAAATGCATGAAGAATTAAAGAAAAAATAAATGTCAGCTTTTACTATTCCAACAATATTTAAGGCAATAGATAAATTTTCGGGGCCTGTAAAGGCAATGAAATCTAATCTTAGTTCTTTTGCTCAAAAAGCAGAAGTTGGAATATCACGTTTAGATAGAAGTGTAAGAAAGTTTACTCCCTCGCTTGGTGGCATGGCAAAGCAAGCTTTGTCGTTTGCTAGTGCTGGCATTTTAATTGCAGGAATAGGTGGTGCGGTTGCTACGGTAAGAGACTTTGAACAAGCTAATGCCGATTTATCAGCGGTAATGAATACCACTTCTGAAAACTCGCAGAAGCTTTTTAACGATGCGGCCCGTTTAGGTGGTCAGACATCTAAAACAGCCACGGAAGTAGTAGGGCTTCAAGAAGCTTTTGCTCGTCTTGGTTTTGAAACGCCCGCTATTATCAACATGACAGAGTCTACAATCTCTGGAGCTGTTGCTATGAATGCCGAATTATCAGAAACGGCTGAACTAGTTGGTGCGATGGTTAAAACATTTGACGGCTTTTCGTCACTTGATACACCAAAGATTATTGACCAAATGACGCTCGCTACTCAAAAGTCAGCGTTAAACTTTGAAAAACTTCAAACTTCTTTACCTATTGTAGCTGGTGCGGCTAATGCGGCTGGAATACCATTCACAAAAATGACTGCCTTATTGGGTAAGCTTTCGGATTCTGGTATTGATGCCAGTAGCTCGGCAACTGCTTTAAGGAATATATTTTTAGAAAGTGCAAAAAGAGGCGATTCTTATAGTGAAATATTACAAAGCATACAAAAGAATCAAGATAAATTAACAGCGGCAAATGACGCTTTCGGTAAAAGAGGGGCCGTTTCAGCTTCTATACTGGCTAATAATTTAAAAGAGGTTGATATACTTGCCAAGAAACTAGAAAACGATTTTAAAGGGGTTGCAGCAGCAGCAGAGGCGAAAAGATTAAATACTTTTGGAGGCTCTTTAGACTTGTTAGCTTCTAAATGGAGTGGTATCTTATTAGCAGCTGATGATTCAGCTAGTGGCTTAAAAAAAGTTACTAAGGTTATACAGTTTTTAACCAAAAACCTAGAAACGGTTGTAAATGTTGGGGCTTTATTGGTTGCGGGGTTTGTGGCTCTTAAAATTGCTGTTTTAGCTGGTAACGTTGCAATCTTTTCATATAATGTTATTACAGGCATTGCAGCGGTTAATTCTGCTACAATGGCCGTCAGTATTGGAGCTTCAAATGTAGCAATGCGAGCTCAACAAATAGCGACTTATGGAGTTATTGCAGCGCAATGGCTTTGGAATGCTGCTTTAGCATCTGGAGCAATAGCTATGCAGGTATTAATATCTCCTATTACTGGTTTTATTGCTTTAGGGGTTATTCTAATAGCTACTATAGTTGGAATGTTTAACCATTGGGAAAAGATTAAAAAAGCTTTTACAAGTGGTGATATATTAGGTGGGATTAAGTTAATTGGATTAGCTTTAGTAGATTCATTGTTGCACCCTGTTCAATTACTTTTGGAACTACTTGCTAAAGTGCCAGGCATGGCGAATCTAGCAGGTGGTGGAGCTGTAAAAATCCAACAAATAAGAGAAAACTTATTTAAAACAGATGCAGAAAAAGCAGAATCAAGCCCTAAAGGGTTATTAAATCCAAGGCTTGAAGAACAAAGAAATTCAGTTGAAAGGCGTGAATCTGTAGAAAAACAAGATTTTAATTTAAACATTAACGACCTAACAGGTAGGGCATCTTTTGAACAAGAACTACCTCCATTTATTAACCTTTCGTCAACAGTAGGATTATGAGTTTTGATTTATTACTATATGAAACTGGTGACGGTGGGGATTTACAGCTTTTAGGAAACGACCTTGCAAATACATCGGGATTATTTAATATGGTGTATATGGCTTTATTTGGTGGCAACCCGCAAGCCGTAACAACTGACAACGAAATAGAAACCGAACAACGGTTGGACTGGATTGGGAATTCTGTTTTATTTGGCAACAAAGAAGACATACAATTTAACTCTTTTACAGAACGTGCATTATTAGAAAATGCATTAAATAGTGACGGAAGATTAAAAATAGAGGACGCAGCTAAAAAAGATTTAAACTTTTTAGCTAACTTTGCGGACATAGAAGTTTCGGTTTCTGTTCTTTCGGATAATAAAGCTGGTATTTATGTAAAACTACAAGAGCCAGATAATTTGCAAGAAAAGGAATTTGAAATAATATGGGATTCCCTAAGAGGGGAAGCAATAGAAAATAAAACAATATAATAGAATGGCTGTTAATATACCAACATTTAAACAATTATATGATGATATTATAGCTGATTTAGAGGCTGAATTAAATATAACGATACCTATATTTGGAAAGTCTTTCTTGAGGGCTTTCGCAGTAGTACAGGCATCTAAACAAAAGCTTTATTATTTAAGTATAGCAAATTTACAGAAGAATATATTCGTAGACACCGCAGAGCCTGAAGCTTTGGGTGGTACTTTGGAACGTTACGGAAGAATAAAATTAGGTAGAAGCCCTTATAAATCAACCCCAGGAAGTTATCAAGTTTCTGTAACTGGTGATATCGGTGCTGTTATACCTGTTAATACAACTTTTAAAAGTAGTGACACTTCTACAAACCCTGGTAAACTATATGTTCTTGATGCTGAATATACATTTGTTGCAGGTGTTAACCTAATAATTGTAAGAGCTTTAGAAGGTGGGCTTGATAGCCAATTGTCAATCGGTGACATTGTTACAAGTACTTCACCTATTGCTAATGCAGAATCTAAGGGCGCAATAACAAACGAAACAATTGAGCCATTAGCTGCCGAAACTGTAGAAGAATACAGGGCCAAAGCAATACAGGCATATCAATTAGAACCACAAGGCGGAGCGGCTGCCGATTATATTTATGGGCTGAAGATGCTCAAGGTTTAAAAAGGGTTTATCCTTATACTAAATCTGGATTTTCCAACGAAATACAAATATTTATTGAAGCTACTGTAGCCGATTCTATTGACGGAAAAGGCACTCCGTCAGCTGCATTAATTCAAGAAGTTGATGACGTAACAGAGTTTGACCCAGATAATACCAAACCTATAAGCGAAAGAGGTAGAAGGCCAATTGGAGTATTTAATATTGATTTTTTACCTATAATATTAAAAACTGTTGATGTTGAAATTATTAATTATGCTAATTTAACGCCAACTATAGAATCGTCTATCAGTAATTCTATAACCAGTTTTGTTGACACTGTTAGGCCCTTTGTTGACAACGCTGATGTACTTGCTGACAAAAACGATATTTTAAGTATTAATAATTTAATATCAGTAATATTAAAGGCAGTACCAGGCGGAGTATTTGAACAAGTTATTCTTCGTATAGACGGGGTTGAATTACCTACATTTTCATTTCAATTTGGGGATATATCAACAGTTGACTCAATAACTTTTTCTACAAATGTTTAGTGAGGTAATAGAAAAAATATCAAAAAAGTTTTACCCGAAAGGAAGGGCGTTTTATAGCCGTTCTGGAGGTGTAAAAGAACAGTTTCATAAGGCTCTAGCAAAAAGTGAAAATAGAGCTTATAGTGATGCTTTAGCTGTGTTGGATAGTTTGCTTCCAGATACCGACAAGTTCACGGCCGAAGATGCAACAGATTGGGAGCGTAGATTGGGGCTGATTTCTAATCCTTTGGTTGCTTTGGCTGATAGAAAATTAGCTATTACAAGAAAAATACAACACCCTGGTACGATAAAAGCTCGTCAGCATTATAAATATTTAGAAGGACAACTTCAAGCCGCTGGGTTTGATGTTATTGTTACCGAAAATAGATTTGTAACCTCTACACTTATAGCCGACCAAATGGGTGTATCTGAAGTGGGGCTTGCCGAAATGGATGGTGAAAACTTAAATCCAGATAAATATGAAGTTGTAGACCCTGATACTTTACTTTCTACACTTGTTGAAATGGGTGTATCTGAAATGGGAGTTTCTGAAATGGCTGGTTATGATTCTGAATTTAAATATGAAATTGCTGCAAACAATATACCACCAGAGTTAGACGCTGATTTTTACCACGATATTAATCAGGCTGAAATGGGTGACAGTGAAATGGGTGTAACCGAAATGAATGACACTTTAGATTTTAATATAGCTTTAAGGTCAACATTTTTTGTTTCTGCAAGTTCGTTTCCTAGTATAGCAACAATTTCACTTGAAAGAAAAGATGAATTTAGACAATTAATATTAAGATTGAAGCCAGCCAACACCATTGCATTCTTATTTGTGCAATATGTAGGCGATGACTACAATAATGATTATAGTAATGATTTTAATAACGACGAATAAATGGCAATTTTAACGATACCCAATTTAAAAATAGAGGTTGATGATTTAATTAAAGCGAATGGAAATAGGGAAATAACAGGCCCTATTCATAATGGCGTTTTGCAAGATGTTATTGATTCTTTACAATTCTATACTGACAATTTAACTACTACATATAAAAAAGTTAGTTATAATTATACAAATTTTTTAATAGCAGCAACCGAAAACACAATTGAAGTTGATGATATTTTAGATGGTTTCAAAATTTTTAATATTATTGCAGTTGTAAAAACCGCTTTTGTAGGTGTTGGAATTAGTGCCGTTGTATTAGATTTAGGAACTAATGAAGTTGGACAAGAAGCAAAATATACAGCTTTTGACCCTTACGACATGAATGTTGTTGTTGATACAAATTATGATGTTGAAGCTAATGATATTTAATTTGGCGGAGATAGAAAGTTTACTATAAGAACGACATCAACGGGGGCTGATTTGGCTGCTCTAACTGGTGGGGATATTGATATATATTATGAAATTAAACAAATTTAAAATGAAAAATTTAACAACATCAATTTTAGCTTTTTTAATAGTTTTTATTTCTTTGGGGCAAAGTAGCGCAATCCATAAAGATGTAAGAGTGACACAAAATGCAATTGTAGGCGAGTCATTAACCGTTGGAAGTAAAAGCAGCGAAACAAGTGCTGGACTAATATTAAACGCAACAGACAAAGGGTTTTTAATAGAAGCTATTAACACAACCCAAAGGGATGCAATAGTATTACCTACTCATGGTTTAATAATTCATAACCTAACTACAGACCAGTATGAACAAAACACTGGTACATCGGGCGTTCCTGTTTGGACTGCTTTTGGTGGTGAAACAACAGAAGTTGACCCAGTATTTACAGCAAGTGCAGCCACTAACGTAGTAGACAACTTAGCTTCTAATGTATTTTTGGCGGGTGATGGAACTTATCAAAGTGCAGGAGCAGATGGTAATGGTATTTACGATGGTAGTGGTAATGTTCCAGTAGCTACTATTGTTTCTACTTTGGATACTAAAGGTTTAATATTAAAAGGTGTAGATGACCTATCTGCGTCTAATTTTATAACGGGAAGATATAATTCTAGTACAGAAATTTTTAGCGTAAGCAACAAAGGTACTATATCTAACGATTATCAAGCGGGTTCAGTAATGCTAAGCTTAAAAGCTAGTGGAACAACTAGACTACTTTTAGATGCTAGTGGAGTAATGACTCAAACGGTTTCTTTTGGTAACAATACAGATGCTTTTATATTAAGAAATTCGGGAGCTGTCAATGTCTTTACATTAACGGGAAACGGAACTTTAGAACAAAGAAGTGGGGCAACGATTGTAAATCAAATATCTCCTGCTTTTGATACTTACTTTAATAACGGAAATAATTTTATTGTAGGTGGAAGCGTTGCTCTAGGTTCAGAGGATATTAGTTTACAGGGAGAAACTAGAATAGGTGATGATTTACAGGTGGATGGTTTAGCGACTATTGTTACTACGGGTAAAATGCTGTCTTTAGAAAGCTCGTCAACATCGGCTTATGTTGATATTAAATCA